AGATCACGGGCACCTCCAGGTCCGCAAGCACGAGCGTGAATGCCTCCCGCGGCTTGGAGCGTAGCGATTCCTGGAATGCCCGTAGCCGGGCCTGCTCGCGAAGCTGCGCGGGACTCAGGCCCTGTAGGGCGAAGTCAGACATAGACCACTACCTCGCGCCCAGCCTGTAGCAGGATGATCTCATCGGAGCGCAGGTGATTGGAGGCGATGAACAGGTCCAGGTAGGAGTCTGATGGGCCGAGATCCCCGTACTCGCTGATCGTGATCTCGATGGGCGCGCGCGGACGGTCCAGGGTAAAGCGCTTGGCGACCTTGAGATCGAAGATCAGGCGCAGGAGGTAGGCGGCGGCCAGCCCTATCAGGCGGGCCAAGGCCGCGAAGGTCCCTCCCTGGGAGAAGTACTGCTCGGCAGCGGCGTTTCCGGCGCTCGCCGACTGCATGGCGTCCAGCCCGGCGGTGATAGAGCGAAGCAGGGCGCCCAGGTCGTATACCGCCTGCACCGCCTGCTCGCGGGTCTCGGGCACCGAGGTGGCCACGGATGCCGCCGCGCCCGACAGGGCGCCGCTTAAGAACATCTCGCCGACTGCCGCCCCATTCCTGGCGCTCACGTCGGAGGAGGGGATTAGCGTATCCAGGATGCGCTCGGCAAAATCCCCTAGCGCCGCGGTTTTCGCCGTAAGATCGCCGGAGACCAGCGCGGGCAGCAGGAGGATCGCCTGCGACTGCCCGGCGGCATTTAGCACGTCCATGGGCGTAGAGGTGAAAGCGGCCTGCGCCTGTTCGTAGTAAGATGTAAATGTCGCCTGAAGATCGGTAGCCCGCTTGATTAGCGCCTGAAGCTTGCCCGCCTTAATCTGGGAAAGACACCGAGTCCCCGCCTCCATGGCGGCCGCCGCGCCCTCCGGATCGGATAGGTCTAGGGCGGTCTCGAACTGGCTGGCGGCGATCTGGTTGACCGCATCCACCTGGACCGAGATTTGCGCGCCTAGCTCGGCGGTGCTTGCCGCGAGGTCCGCAGCCGCCGGCTCGATCCAGGAGCTTTCGACTTTGGTCAGGTTCGCGCTGGAGACGGGCTCGACCGCAAGCCGGGCGGAGATCGGCTGCAGGGAGAAGCCGCCATAGACCGGATGCGAGACGGTCCAACTGCCCCGCTGCTTGAGGGCGCGCAGGAAGGCGAGCGCCTCTCGATCGTGGTCGTCGCCCTCGAAGTATAGCGTCAGGGGGATGGCGAGGCCCCGGCTACCGAGATCCTGGACTATCGTGCCGTCGAACAGCGGGAGATTAAACTGCGCGATCTGCTTGGGTAACTCCACCTCGTCGCCCTGCCAGAAAGCGGTAAACCGAGCCCCATCGGGAGCCTCAAGCGTGATCTGCGCCCGCAGGCGACTGGACCAGTTCATGGGTTGATCCCCGCGTAGCCGAGCACGGGCGGGGCGCGGCGCACCATGGAGCTGACGCCTGGGGCCCTCGTGTTATCCACGTTGACCGGCACGGTGACATTCACCTCCGGCCGGCGCATGCCCTCGTTGGGCGCCCGCTCGCCCAGGCCCTTGCCCAGCTCGCCGAAACCGAACTGCCGGGCGCTACCCGTAAGCAGGCTGTTGGCCTTGTCCTGGAAGGCGGTCACCGCATCCAGCGCCCCGCGGAAGCCCTCTCCGGCTTTGCCCGGAAGCTTGGACAGCACCCACAGCATGCCGCGCACCGCATCGACCGCCAGATTAAGCGGCGCCAGCAAGAAGGTCATGATCGCGCCGCCAAACGCCTTGAGGTAGGGGATGGTGCTGTTCCACAGCCCCTCGCCGAAGCCCCGGATTGCCTCCCAGACCCGGGTCGTCCAGGCGGTGATCTCCCGCCAGTGCGTGATAACGAGCAGGGCCACTCCGATCAGGGCCTCTAAGGCAAGAACAGCGATCCCCACGGGATTGGCGCCCATCGCCATGTTGAGCGCGATCTGCGCGGCGGTCCATGCGATCCACAGCCCGATAAGCCGGTCCTTGTTCCCCAGGAGCCAACCGACCGCCTTCAGGAGCAAGCCGAAGACCGGCTGCAGGTCCCTCAATACCCGGCCCGCCCGACTGATGAAGTCGGTGATCTTGGTGGCGATGATCTCCTTGTTGGCCACCACCCAGGCCAGCGCCTTTTCCAGATAGGGGGCGATGCCCTGGACCACCAGACCGAGCACTTGATCCTTGACCGAGCGCACGGCCCCGCGCAGGCGCTTCATGGTTTCCTCCATCCGCGCGCAGGCGGCAATCGCCTTGTCGTCGAGCACCGTGCCGTATACCGAGGCTTCCTTCATCAGCTCGTGGAGGCGCGTTCTACCCTGGGCGAGCATGGGGATGAGTTCCTGGCCTCTCCGGCCGAAAGCAGCCGTGGCGATCGCCGCGCGCAGCTGCGCGTCCTTGGTGCCGACCACGGCATCGGAGACGAGCAGGAAGGCGGACTGCGAGTCCTGGACGGTGCGTAGCTGCCGGGCAAGCGCCGGATTGACCTTGGCCATGAGGGAGTGCAGGGTCCCGGTGCCGACGCGCAGCTGGGCGAGGTTGCGGTTGAGGATCTTCATGCTCCCGGTAAGCGCCTCGGTCGGCGTATCGGTCAGCTTGGCGGCGTAGCTCAGGCGCTGGAAGGCCTCGGCGGTGAGCCCCAGAAGCCCAGCCGTGCGCCCGATCTCCATGCCGCGAGAGGCGAACTCCTCCAGTACCTGCGGGATCTGCCGGATCTCCTGGCCCAGGCGCCGGATGGCGAGCGTCGCGAGGTTCGCTCCCAGGATGGTCTTGAACAGGCTTCCGGCCCGCTCGGCGCGGCCAAAGGAGCGCTCCGCCTGGGAGCCGAAGCGGCCCACGTCCACGCCCATGCGGGCGAAGACCGCGGAGAAGCGGTTCACCGCGCCGATTACCGCGCGCACCGCGAAGTCCACTACTCCTTGCCCTCCGCCGCCTTCTTCTCGGCCTTGGCCATTAACTCATGCCAGCGATTCCAGTAGGCGAGCTCCTCGAAGCTCATTTCCCGGATTTCCGCCGGCGCCACGCCCCGGTAGAACAGATTGCCCATCATCGGATGGACGACCTGATCTACCCCAAGAGAAAAAGCACGCCCAAGTCCTCGGCCGCCGCCAGATCCACCCCCTCCAAGCGCGTAATCGCCTCTATCGGCAGCCCGGTGAGACAGGCGATCAGAGCATACACCCGCGCGTAGCGGTCGTTCGCGTCAAAGCCGTCGGTGGCCAGCTTGGCCTTCGCCGTCATTTTGTCCCACAGCAGTTCCTTGGTCTCCCCTGGCGGGGCCTGCAGGTGCTGGCGTACCTTGAGCGCCGAGCCCTCGCGCGCGTTCTCCAGCAGGCCCATCCGGTAGTAGCCCACCAGCTTATGGCAGGCGCCCTCCACGGCCTGGCGGTCCCGCCTCTCGGGAAGCGCGTCGATGTCGATCTTGTAGTGGTCCAGGAGCTGCCTGACTTGCTCCAGGGCCGCCTCGGGGCTCAGTTTGTACTTGGATTCGTCTTTGGACAGGCTGAAAACGCTCATCTCTCACCTCGCTAAAAATTGGGCCGATCCATAGCGCGCTATTTCTTCGGGATCGGCCCCACGCTTAAAAAATAGATTCCTACTTTAGCCCTCCGCGATCGCGCGAAGCGTCTCCCGCTCCTGCGCGTTGCAGGAGATGGTCACCGCGGTGAGCGCGCGGACCTGCTTGGTCATCTTGCGGATGTTCCCGCCGGAGGTGGGCAATGCCTCGTTCTTGTACTCAGCGGGCAGGAGGCTCAGGTTCGCGTCTCCCAGCACGCGGTAGGTCACTCCCGCGATGCTCACGCTCTTGAGGCTTCCGGCGCGGTCCAGATCGCCGCTTCCCGCGAAGACCTCCCACTTGTTGTCTCGCGGGAACATGCCGAGCGTCAACTTGTTGGATTCCGACTCCCAACCCTCGATGTCGATGAAGCCCGAGGCCCGGATCACCGTGCCGTCGATGAAGGTTGCGGCCAGCGTTACGTCACCCATTTATGCCACCCCCGCGAGAGAAATATCGAACCGGAAGGTCGTGTCGATGATGTTCCCGACCCCTGAAAGGATACCGGGGAGCACCGCCACGAATCCGTCGCCGCCCGTGCGCACCGTGACCGCCCCTCCCGCCTTGAGCGCGGCGATCGTAAAGGAGGAGGTATAGATCCAGCCCTTGCCCTCCCAGGCCTTGGCCAGCGCGATTAGCTCATCGATCACATCCGAGATCGACCGCACGTACTGCTTGGCCACCGGATCGGTGACCGCTGCGGTGTCCGAGACGATCGTGATCCCTTGCCACTTGGCGCTGCGGAAGGTGGAGAGCATCGAGGCGATGATGTTCTGCAGCTTGCAGAGGTTGACCCACTCCCGGTAGCCGTTGGAGGTCACGGGCACCCCGGTGTTGCCCGCGTACATCGTCACGATATTCTGCAGGACCACCGCCCCGCCCTGCACGATGGTCGGAGAGAGGCCCGCCTTGACCGCCGCGTCTCGGTTGGCGTAGTCCGCCGTCCACATGCCCGAGGGTCCGGCCTCCACTCCGGGAAGCACCATGCCCATATAGGGCCGGTGGGCCGTGGCCCCGGCGCGCACGCTAATCACGCCGGTGGCGATGGCGGCGATCTCGCAAGGATGCGTGCGGCTTCCCGCCACGCAGAGGATAGCGCTGGTGCGGTCATAGATATTGGCCCCGGTGAAGGCGGTGAGCGCCGAGGGGAGGCTGGCGGAGTTGGTCGCGTCCCCCAGGATGCAGCGGAAGGGCTTGCCCACCAGGTGATCGTAGCAGCCGGTGGGCGGATCGGCATTGGCCAGGCCGTTGTACGTGGAGATCGCGGTTACCGTAGTCTGATCCTGCGCGGTGGCCGGCATGGTCGTGTCGGAGGCCAGGTAGCCGTGCACCAGGTCAGTCATGCCCTGGCCGTTGGGCAGGGTGTTGGCCCCGGAGCCCGTGCCCAGGGCGGCCAGCGCGTTGGCGATCGTCGGCACGCCCGTGCCGCCGGAGAGCGCGGTCACCGTGACCGAGACGCCCGAGGGCATCGCGTCTCCGGGCTGGATGTTCACGGCCACGGGGATGGAATTCCCCCAAGGGCCCTTGCTCTTGGAGGTCAGGGCCACGGTGCCGGTCGTATTGATCCCGGTGCAGGGACAATCGGGATCGGCGGCCATGGCCGCCACCAGCGCATCCCCGATCTGGGTCGCGGTCATGCCGCTGGAGACCGAGATCGCGTAGCGGATGGCGGAGACGTAGAAGGCCAGCGTCCCTGCGGCCGAGGCCGGCCCGGTGATCGCGAAAGTATTGGAGGTGGCGGCGGCCGCCCCGCCCGCCTCCGCCTGGGGGATCGCCCAGACGGTAGCTCCGCCTGCTCCCAGGCCCGAGAAGACGGCCTTGAGCAGGCGCGCGAGCATGTAACCCTGCCCGTAGAGCACTCCGGCCTCCGCAGGGCTGGAGATCTGCCGTGGGACCTCCGCCGTCGGCGAGAGCGATGGATTGAACGTCCCGATCACCACGATGTTGCGCGGGATATCATTGGCCGCCGGGGTGAACACGGCATTCTGAACGCCGGCCCCCACGGCTACCGCAAGGGATGAAGGTTGTATGGGCATCAGGTACCTACTTTCGCGCCCTGCTTGGCGCTATCCATGCCGGCCCCGGTAAGGTCGGCGGTCTCCTCAAGCGACACGTCGATCGCCTGCATCGCGACTCCACTCTCTCCGCTGGGCGTCTCGATCCCGCTACAGGTGTACTCCATCGAGCCGGAGAGCAGCACGAACTCGCCACGCGGCGAGGGGTTGTCCTTCTGGATGCTCCCGATCCAGCGCTCGGCGATCGCAAGGCCCCCCAGATAGGCGTTCCGCGGGTCCATCAGGCTCATCCAAATCAGGCCGGCCAGCTCGTCCCAGAGGGTATCGGCGGCGGCCGCCGCCTCAAAAGAGGCGGCCAGGGCGGATTGACGCGCCTGGGCCGTTGCGCCCGGATCATCGAGGATCGCCAAATCCATGCGCGCGGCGGCCGCCAGCACCAGCTCCACGCGGAAGCTCATGGCGTGGCGGAAAGGGCCCTGCATCCAACCGGATCGCGCCTTATCGAACTGGCCGCCGGAGTAGTATACGGCCACATGCCGTAGCTGCCCGGAGATGGCCTCCGCCCCATAGGTCTGCTTCTGGTAACCCTCGACCACGTAACGGCCGGCTGCCGAGGAGCCCAGCAGATCGACCAGGGCCGTCTTGACCTGCGGCATAAGGCTGAAGCCGCTCATGCTGGATTCCTCAAGATCATGCCTGCTCCGCCTTTTGCGGGAACAGCCGCACGAAGCCGATGGTCGCCGCGACCTCCGGCGCACGGCTCCCTCCCAGTTTGAAGGTCCGAGGGGTCGGATCGCTGGGCGAGGTCGGGATTTGGATCGCCCAGTTCTCGCCGGCCTTCGGTATGACCGACAGGCTCGACAGGCGCAGGATCACTACCGGCTCATTCACCACGACCCGCTCGCCTCCGGGCTGTTCCAGCACGTAATCGTACTGCACGCGGCCCAGGAGCGGCCCGCCGTGCGCGGAGGTGTCGATCAGGACGCCGGCGGGCGTGATGAGCGCGACCGGAGCGGCGAAATCGCTTTCCAGCGTCGCCGCCAGGTCCTGCTCAAGCATCGCCCAGGCCTCTCCGGCCATCTACCGCTCCTCGGCAGTCCTTCGGCTGCGGTGCTCGGCTGGAGCCTGCGCCGTCTTGGCCTTGAGCGGATGGCCGTCGGGTAACCGGGCGAGGACCTCCTCGGGAAGCTCCTCGCCCGGGCCTAGCCGCAGGCCGAAACCGTGGAACCAGGTGCCCTCCGGCAGCCTCATGGCCTAGCTCCTCGCGGGGCCGGCCACCGGCATATCGGGGAGCTTGCGCTCGGCCTCCTCGCGGCCCTGTAGCTTCGCCCGTCTACTCGCCGACTCGCCCATTTTCTTCAGGCCCTCGCTCGCCTCAAGCGACCGCTTGACGATGGTCTGGGCTTCCGTCTTCTCCGCCTCGCTTATCGCATCGCCTACCGGCTCGGCCTTCTCGCTCAACGGGACGGCCAGCTTCTCCTGTACGAGGGCCGCGATGCGCGCCGCTCCCAGGAGCGCCAGCTGCTCGGGCCTCTCCACCGATTCTCCGGGCGCGACGATCTGCACCGCGGCGCCGGATGTCAGGTGTAGCACGCCGGGGCCAAGCCACTTGAACGGTCGAAGTCTTTCCTCTGCCATCTCTCACCTCGCTATTTTCGCGGATACCTCGCCTTGCCGCTTCGCACGTGGGCCTCGGCGGTAAGCGAATCCATATAGACCTTCTCTCCCGGCCCGGCCACGATCTTGCCCTTGTCCATGAGCACGCCCGGGCCGAGCCAGATGACCGCCACTACCCCGACCATCGGCAAGCCTTAGGTCGCGACGCCGAACGCTCCATAGGCGAAGCAGTCGGTGCGCGTGGTCGCGTAGATCGGGGCCGCCTGCACCCGGATGGTCACCGCCTTGGCGGTAACGTCATCGTAGGTGTCCACGTAGTACATCTGCGGCGGCACCACGTCGGTAGCTCCCATCACGCCCGCCGGCAGAGGGGGCACCGCAGGGTTGAACCCGAAGCGCTCCATCATCTTTGCCGCGTCGATCGAGGTGATCGGCACCCTCTCGGGCGGCCCGAAGTAGCGGTCGCAGCGCGCCCCGCTGTAGGCGAACAGCACGCCGCTATCCGGGAAGTACTTGGTCGCCGTGCCTCCGACGTTCGCGCTGGCGTAGATCTCGGGGTAGGTGAAGATCGTGAGCGAGTAGCCCTTCGGCGTGCGTAGTTGCCCAAAGGGGATCATGCCGCCCTCGATGAACCGCGCGAACTTCTCATCCGGCTGGAACTTGGCGTTGAACTGGATCAGGTCCCAGTAGAAGTGGTGCGCATAGGCGGTGTAGACGTTTGTGTTGTGCAGGAAGTAGTTCATCGCGTCGCCGCCGAACACCGCCATGTCCGGAGCGTTTTTTCCGTAGAACCGCACCAGATCGCAGGCCGCGTCGATGTCCGCCAGGGGGTCCGGCGGGGTGGAGTAGCCCCAGCCGTGGCTCGGAGAGATCGTGAGGTTCGTGTTCCGGCGGAAGTCGTAGATGTTCACCGTGGTATCGGCCAGCGATTGCGCGCTCTGCTTTCCGGTCCGGATGGACTGGCTGGCGAGGATCTCCTGGAGGCGGATGTGGCGCTGGACGGCGATCTTGTAGATCTTCTGCGCAAGACGCTGCGCACGGACCTCGCGCGTCCAGTTCTCATAGGGCCCCTCGTCGGGGATCACCCGGTTGGTGATCTGGTCTCCGCTGATGGTGCCCGACTCCTCGGTAAGCGGGTACTTGCGGCTGAAGGCCGTACCGCGTCCCACGAGGATGTCGGCGTGCGTGGTGCCTCCGAACTTCGCGTTGATCCCGCGCGGGACGAGCGCCGCTACGGTCTCGTCCATGCGCTCGATCTCGATGTCGAGGTCGTTGGCATTGGGCGAGAAGATGGTGAAGCTCCCGGTCTCCGGCCGGCCAAAGAACGCCTGGAAGGCGGTCGGCAGATGCAGCACGTCGATCTCGCGAAATCCCGTCGCCAGAAAGCGCGATAGGGCATCAAAGACAATCGGTGTAGGCATGATTTCCTCCTAGTTCTCGGCCTTGGCGGCGACGAACGCGGTCTTCGGATAGATGCCGATCATGTTGAGCAGCCGTTCGGCTACCAGCAGGATATACGGAGTCGCGCTCCCCGTGCCCGCCGCGTTGCCCGTAAATACCGTGGTCAGGGCCAGCGCGGTTCCCTGTCCGGTTGAGCCTTTGTCGAAGACGAGCTGTCCGGTGTCGACCTCCACGTTGGTCCCCACGAGGATCACCGCGCCCGTCACGTCGCCGGCGGCCAGCGCGGCGGCGCTGATCCCGCCATCGTTCATCAGAATCCCCGCGGGGACCGCGCTTCCATCGGTTGCCGTGACGGTAGTCCACGGCACCCATTTGCGGCTGGCCGCGACCTGCGCCATGACCGTGTACTGGTCGAGGATCACGGTGCGCGAGGCGTCCTGGAGCAGGGTCTCATTCTCTTTGACCAGCGCCGTTCCTCCCAGGATGAACGGGTAGGTCCTGTTAACCTGTGAAGCCTGTAGTGCCATGCTCTACTCCTTTAGTTTCCGGTCGGGATCGGGGTCTCGATCCAGATGACGCCGATGGAGGCGACCATCGCCAGAGCGCCGTTGGAGACATAGGGCCACCAGATCTCGCCGGGGTTGACCGTCTCGATGCCCTCGGTGTAGTCCTGCAGCCAGTAGAACTGCGCGGCGATCGCCCCGCCGGAGCCCAGGCCCACGGGCATCCACTGGCTCGCGGAGGCGGCCACGGTAAGCGCCGTGTACCACTTGCACACCGAGGCGATGCCGTTCCGCGCCTGGACCGCCCCCTCGGTGAGCCCCGAGAGGATGGGCCGCTGCTGCCAGTAGCGGCGGATATGGGCCCGGATCAGCGTGCCGGACTCATCGCCGTAGGCTACGCGCAGGATGCGGACGAGCTTGCCGGAGCCGTCGGGGTTGTACAGGGCCGGAGCGCTGGAGGTGCTGATGGCCGCGCCCGTAATCGAGCCGGCCGACACCTGGAAAAAGCCGATAGGGCCGAGAGGATAGCTCTTCCCGGCTCCGATGGCGTCATAGGCGGCGTCCTGAGTAACACCTACATAGGGAAGTTCCATGCTATAGCCCCCTCACGCGGCTTTCGGGCTTCGCGCCGCGCTGCGCGACCTCCTGTAGGGCGATCTCGCCCCGCAGGGCCTCAAGCGGATCGGTTTTCGCGGCCAACGCCGCAGCCTCCACCGCCTTCACGTCGATCTTGAGCGCGGCGGCCTTAGCCATGAGATCGGCATGCTCCTCCAGCTTCACCGGAGGAGTCTCGCCGGTCTCGGCGGTCTCCGCCTCCGCGGCGGCCTGCTTGCGCTTCTCCACCTGCATGTCGACCAGGCGGACGAAGCCGCGCAGGGCGCCAGGGTCCTCGCTACCGGCGATCACGTCGACGGCGAACTTGGCGATCTGCGCGACCTCGGCGGCGTCATAGCCGTCCGGCTTGGCCTGCAGCGCGAGGAAAGGCTTGGCCGCGTCGATGCGCGCCTGTACGCTTCTCACGCCGGCCTCGCGGGCATCGGCCAGAGCCTTCTCATACTCCTGCCGAGCTTCGCTGTTCTCGGCGAGCAACTCGCTCAGTTTCATGGTCTCTCCCTTCGTGTCTTTTGCGGCCTCGAATCGGCCCTTATGCGATCGGCAGTGCGCGGCCGCTTCCTTGGCGTCCCAGCTGCCTTTCGGATATCGGTATGATTGCTCCTCCCAAGAGTCGGAGCCCTTCTTCTTTTGATAGATCACGTCGTACTTCTTGCCCTCATGCTCCCGGTCGCCTTTGGCGTAACGGGTCTTCTCGCCGCTGGGCTCCGCGAGCCGGCAGGCGTGGAAGTTCGGAAACGGCGCCTGGAGAATCGCCTCGGCGACCATGCCACCGGGTACCTTGCGGCTTGCGGAGTCGGGCACGGACATCTCGCTCTGCACGCTGTCGATCATCCCTACGCGCAGGGCCTCGGAGGCGATGAGCACCGCTCCTTGGCCGAAGTTCTCCGCCACATCCTCCGGGCTCGTGCGCCTGCCCTCGGCCACGCGCGCCAGGAACACGCCCTCCATGGCATCGGCCCGCTCCTGGAGTGCCGAGCGGCCGGCCTTGGTCGCTACGGTAGAGTCCTTCTTTGGCGCGTTGCGGCTGACGATGGATACGCGCTTGATCCCGAGCTTCTCCCCGGCCCCGGTATCGTCGATCCCCACGATCAGCACTCCGATGGACCCCTGCTCGCAGGCGGGAGACATGGCCTTGATCCTGGTGCAGCTGGAGGCGAGCCAGTAGGCGGCCGAGGCCATGAGGCCGTGATTCTCCGCCGTGCAGGGCTTGGAGGCGGAAAGCGAGCGGATCGCCTGCCAGCACTGATCCACTCCGGCGACCTCCCCGCCGGGGGAGTTGATCTGTAGCGTCACCCGGGAGCAGGGCCCCGCCTCGGCGCGCCTGCAGGCGGCGATGATATCCTTGTAGGAGGCGCCTCCAAAACCAAACAGCCGGGCAAGCGGCGATGGGCCCCCCATGGAGATCGGACCGTCGATCTTTATCCGCGCCTCATCCCCGTCCTCCTCGTAGATGTCGTCCTGCTCCTCGTCGTCCTTTTCTCCAAACATGGAGGCCGCCAGGCGCAACTCCTCCTCGGAGGCATTCTCCATGCGGCTCAGGTAGTCGATGAGGAAAGTCTGCTCGCAGGCGTAGAGCTGCTCGCGCATTATCAGGCTAATCGTGATACTTCGCTCCCGGAGTAGTCAATATACGGAGATTTCGTATGCCCTCCAGAGCCTTCTCCGCCGGCCCGCAGGGGAAGCCGCGGCCCTGCTCCCAAAACTCCACGGTGCGCTTGCTCACTCCGATCCGTGCGGCCAACTCGCTCCGGCTCAAGCCAAGGGAGGAGCGAAGCGCCTGTATCTCTTGGGCGGTCATCGGCGGCCTCCGGCGCGCAATCTCAGCGTGGCCCGGGCGACCTCCAGGGGATCGAGACGCGACTCGGGTTCCTCCCCCTCCTCCTCGGGGATACTGCGGTGCTCGCGTCGGGCCAGGCGCTCCTCGCGCGTGGCGATCCCGTGGGCCTCCTCATAGGGACATTCCGGGTCCTCGCGCATCTGGGCGCATTCAGGCAGCTCATGGCGGTCGCAGGTCATCTCCTGATCCAGGAGCTCCTCGCCGTAGCCCGGTTCAATATAGATGCAGTCCGGCGGGACCTCCTCGTAGACCTCGTGGTGCCCGCCCATGGTAAAGGCGATCCGCAGGTTGTTCCGGTACCAGGCGCCGTCGACCCACCAGACGTGCAGCAGCCGGCCGAGCCGGTCCGTGACATCCTTCCACCATACGCGCGGCGGCTGCCAGTAGCCGCGCTCATCTCGGAACGGGGGCTCCCAGGCGAGGCAGCGCGCTTCCAGGCCGGCCTCATCGAGGGCCTCCTGCCAGCGGCCGGCCTCCCGCTGGGAGCGGAAGAATAACAGGCGCTCGGTCGCGGGCTCAGCCATTTATTGCTCGAACACCGCCCAACCATCGAGCGCGGAGCCTACGGCGAAGAGCCAGAGCACGAGCGAAGTGGATGGGAGCAGCAGCAGACCGCCGCCCGCTGGCCAAGTCCACACGAGCTCGTCGTTCCCCAGGCCGAGCGTCGCCCGGCGGTAGAAGTAGCTGGGAGTCGTCGGCGGAGTGTTCCAGGCTAGGGCTGCCTTGATCTCGCATGTGGCGCCGTCCGCCTCCGAGAGGAAGGTCACCGAGGAGCTCGGCGTGACGCCGATCGCCGCAGGATAGCCCAGGCCCACGGGCGTCAGCGTCTGGGCGCAGAGCGTGAGGCCCAGCTCCACGAGGTGGGCGCGGTCGCTCGCCCCCGCGATCAGCTCAAGGACCGCGTTCTGCGTAGCGGTCGTCCGGAAGCCCTGTGCGAATCTGCCCATAACTCCTCCCTACCACCAATGCAAGATAAAATGCCCGGCGAGATACGCCGCCGCAGCGCCGAGCGTAACGCCGACGACGGCGCCCCCAATCTTCCAGCCCAGGGCTTTCGCCCGCTCGGCCCTCAAGGCATCCTCATAATCACCGATCACTACTTGCGCCTGGCCCTGGATTGCCTCCAAGGCCGATGATTGCGCGTCGTAAGAGGATTTGAGCATCGCGAGCCAGCTCTGCAATACCGCCCGTTGTCTCTCCGATTGCGCCAGCTTGTCCTGCGAGTCCCGCAATTGCGCCTTGAGCAGCTCGGAGCTGCTCTCGGAGCTGGCTATTTGTGCGCTGGCTGTCGCCAAGTCGGCCTGCAAGCTCTTGATTTGCTCTTGCAAGATCGGTATTTGCCTGTTGAGCTCCGTTAATTTCGCGTCGGCTGCGAGCAAGAGCTCCAATGGCGGAGTCGAGTCGGGCATAGAGCTCCCGCTTGTCGGCGGTGAGCCTGCGCTCTGCTGCGCTGCCAGCGGCCAGATCATGGCGCCAAATAACAAAACCGCCAAGAGCAAGACCCGCCAAGAAAATGATCGCCAGAAGCCACCACTTGATTTTAAACACATTACCTCCCGCATAATTTCCTCCTCATCCAACTAGTCCTGCCATCCCGTCTGCACAAGTTGCTTGCAATACGGATAATCCCCGGGCACGGTGAGCGATTCCGGCATATCGGGCCAGAGGTCCAGCCCCATTTCCTTCTCCAACAGATCGGCGAGGTAGGAGCAGTTTGTGCGGCTGGAGACAAACGGCGCCCAGCCGGTCTTCTTATAGATCCAGCGCCAGAGCGCGCGCGTCGGATACAAAATGAAATCCAGGAAGGTGAGCAAGTAGGCGTACCAGGCGCGGGAGTTCACCAGCTCGATAGCTTTTTCCAGTCCGGCGCGCGCCTGCTCGGGAGTCCTGTCGACCTTAGGCTCGAAGTAGGCGTCGGATTTCCGCTTGCCTAAAGTGAGCAGCACTCCGCTACGCGGGAAAAGCCTCCCCCGCGCCATCCAGACCGTGCTCTCGATGGTGAAGCCGAGGATATAGATACGGGCATGCGTGTACTCGGAGCCGGTGATCTCCATGATCGCGCGGTCGGCGCTCTTTTGCCTATCGCCCTTGAGCAGCCCGATGGTGCCGTCTTTCATCTTTAGCTACCCACGATGCCGGATGCCGAATCATCCGGCTTAGAGGACACGTCCAGCTTGCCCTGGTCGCCGGCCACTCCGATGCCCAGGAGCAGGGTTCCCAGGCCGGCGAGCGCGGCAAAGACGCCAAGATTGCCCGTCACGCAGACATAGACTACGGCGGTCACGACGATGGGCACGCCCAGCACGCGCTTCTCGTCGAGCCCTCCGGCCTGATCGAGGAACATGTCCCCGAGCTTTTGCAGGAACCTTTTCACATTATTCCTCCACTTCCCGCACGAACTCATGATGCGGCCAGTCCCACTGCCACGCCTGCCACTTGCCGGCGGCGCAGGCATCCAGGCCGCATTCGCTCTCTGCGATGTCGAACATCCGCAGCCATACCTCCCGGGGCGCGGCCCACCAGACATTGCCCCCGGGCGATAGCGGCGCGATGTCCGCCGCAAGACCCTCGATATGCTTACCGTAGAGGGTCTTCGTGTTGACCGCGGCGGCCTCCTCGTCGCTGATCGCCCACAGGCCGCAACGCTGGAAGTAGGCGCGCACCAGGTCCGCGGGCGCGCGGCCGCGCGCGTAGTAGGCCATCTGCACGCTCAACTCCCGGCGGGTCTCAAGGACTTTCAGGGGGATTCCGATCTCGCCACAGCGGCGCAGATACCGGCGCACGCCGGGCTGCATCCGCGGGTCCAGCTCCTCGATCGACGCGATGATGGGCACCGCTATTTGCCCATCAGGAGCGCGAGCAGGCTAAAGAGGGAACTCAAGAGGAGCCCCGCGCCCACCAGCCAGAGCATGGTCACGTCGCGCCGGCTCATCTTGCGCTGCTCGCCGCGCTCCCTGGCCTTGGCCTCCTCGGAGGCCACGTAGTCCGCGTGCATCTTCAGATGCTGCTCCCGCGTCCAGAGCTGCGGCATGACCGATTCGATGCCCTGCATGCGGCTGGCGGTATCCTTGGCCAGCGAGCGCGTCTCCTCGATCGTCGCGCTTAGCCCGTCGTGGATCGTATACCACAGGGCGATGATCGCCTCTTTGGTGGTCTTGGGTACGGGAGGGATCTCCGGCATGTTCTACCTCATGGACGCAAGCTTCACAGGCCTCTTGCCGTTATGGTTTCCGTCGCCCTCGCTTGCCTCCGGAGAGCGCTCATCACCGCTCTGCTTCTCGAGCCCTCCGGCGTTAAAGGGCGAGGGCGCTTTGACGGCCCAGGGCGGGACGGGCAGTTCAGCGAACACGCGCTTGTTGCGGGCGAGATTGGCCTTCGCGTCTCCCCCGCCGCGCTCGTGGGTGACCTGCTCGATCGTGGTGGCCGACATCTGGAGATACTTCATCTGCGCGTCGGCCTCCTTAACCGGGTCGATCTGCACGGGCGGGGAGCCGATGAACTGATGGGCGCACCAGGCGGCTCGCAGGCGGGGATCGGCCCAGCCGGGGCAGCTTAGCCGGCCGGCGGCGATCTCGCAGGCGAGCCACATCTCGTAGATCACCGACAGGCAGCCGGTGTCCAGCGCCTCCCGCTCCATGGCGATGTTGCGGTACACGACCATGAGGGCGCCACGGGCCGCGGAGTAGGAGGCCTCGAACTTCATCTTGAACAGCTCGATGCTCATGCCATGCGCCGCCAGTAGCGGAGTCAGGAAGGCGTCCACGGCGCGGTCGAACTCAGGACCCGGGGCGTTGTTCTGCAGGAAGTCCAGCTTGTCGCCCTGGCCGACGGAGGTTACCAGCGTAGAGCCGGGAACGTTGAAGGCGGCCTCCTCCAGGGGCACCACGTTCACCTGCGAGGCGAGGCCCAGGCTGTCGGTCATCGCCACCCCGAGGGGGGCGCTCACCGAGCCGAAGCCCTGGAGCGGCGCGGGGCCGGCCGGAGGCACGCCGAGGTTCTCGAAGGGGTTGGAGGGCGGGGCCTCCTGGTTGGTGACGATTCCGACGAGCTGCGACTGGTTGATCGCTTTCTTGATGATCGAGAGGATGTAATCCTCAAGATTCTCGAACTCCTGCATGCTCACGCCGAGCTGCGAGTAGCCGCGGCCCTGTCCGGAGTACTCCGGCCGGAACCAGTGTATCATCATCACGCGGCCGCTTTTCTCGCCGACGCGGGGGACGGTAACCTCGACGAGCGGGGAGCCCAGCGGATCCTCGGGCGGCTGGATCCAGATCTTGTACGCCCGCTCGCTCCCGTCGCCGTTACGCACGATTCCGTCGTAGAACTTGTAGGGCATGATGCTGGTGGAGGTGAGGGCGTCACCGCGGATCTGGTTGGCGTCGATGATCTCCCACTGGAGCGGCGAGAGCAAATCCTGCCGCTGGGAGTAGTACAGGCGCACGAAGAGATCGTTGTCGCGGGTAGAGGCCACCATGAGCTGGTGCATGGCCTGCTTGAGATTCCAGAGTCCCGAGCGGTGGGCGCTCTTGGAGCGCGCCCACAGCTCGAAGGACTGGTTGACCTTCTGCGCCCACCCGTCGGCCTCCTCCTCGCTGATGCCCAGGACGCCCGCGATGGGCATGGCGGAGAGCGCGAGGCCGCGGTCGATCACGGTGTCGGCCTTGCGGTGCACCAAGCCGTAGGCATGGACCGAATCCTCCACGATGTCCCGCGCCTGCTGCCGCAGGCCCCAATGCCAGGTGATCCGGCCCCCGATGGGCTTGGATTGCCCGCCCATCCACTTGCCGCCGGTGGAGCGCGACCAGCCGGTGAGAAATCCTCCGGCGCCCGCTCCCGCGGAGTAGTCGGCGCGCAGGCGCGGCTCATCGGCCGATCCCGGTTGCGGGAAGAAGCGGGCCATGGCCCTATTGACGGCGAAGCGCAGCGCCTGGCGGATCGGGTGCTTGAACATCTGACCCGGGGGCAGGGTGACGGGCACTCCCGGGTAGGCGCGGTTTATCGCGGCCAGGGCCTTGATGTAGTCCGGATCGCGGGCATCCCATGGACGCCTAGGCATGGGCTTTCCTCTCGGCGCGGATAGTCTGTAGTTCCTGCCACGAGCGGCCCCTGCGCTCGGCCTTGCTCAAGTGCACGCCGTAACCTTCGGGCTTCGGCGGGAGCTGGAGCGCCGGCATCTTTGCATCGAAGTAGGCCCTATCGGCCGAGGAGAGCACGGCGGCCATGATCATCGCAAATCGTATCGGGCTATGCATACGTCAGCCTCACCTTCATGTGCGTCTCGTTCCTTTTCTTTTCCTTGTCTGCCGTCCTGCTGACCGTGATGCTGCACTCGCGCACGCCAGCCCGCCAGCCCAGGTCGATGATCGCCCGCTCGATGTCGGAGAGCACCGAGCGCGGAAGAGACTCCGGAGAAAGATCTGACACGGGCCGGCCGCAGAAGGTGCCGAACTCCAGCTCCACCGGCCGCCCGGTGAGATCCAGGCCGGTGATGTCCTCGGAGTGGATCACGGGTACGCGGATCATTTTCTCCTCAGGCTCATGTTCACGTTCCCGTAGCCGTAGAGCTTTTTCCAGTAGTAGCCATACTGCCGTTCGGCGAAGATCACCGCCTTCTGGACCTGCTGCAGGTCGCGTCTTTTGGCCGACTGTTGGCCCTCCCCGCCGGAGAAGCTGTAGGATTCCACCGGCGAGGCCATGAGCATGGTGAGCTGCGACTGCAGGGCCTGCAGTTGGCCCTGCCAGTAGGCGAGCTGCTGCTGGTAGAACTGAGCAAGGGTGGTCGGCAGGCGCGAGAGCGTTGCGGCGGTGGTCGGCTGCGATTGGTCGGACAGGCTTCCCCTCCCTGAATAGAATACTACCGCGTGCACGGCGTATTTTCAAGAGGGTTTGCCGAGAGACTATGTTTTAGCGATGTTGATTCTCTGCTCCAGCCAGCTCAGGGCGTGCGGGCTCTTGATTTCCTCGCAGGCCTTAAGCGTTGCTCCGGCCTCACGGGCGGCCTTCCGCAGGCCTTCAATAATCCCCATCAGGAAGACGTCGGCCGCGCACATGGCGTAGACCCGGCAGTCCAGGCTCTCATTGCGCTCCCGCACCTTCCTGAAGCTGCCGTCGGCCAACTGCTCCTCTGAGGCGAGCTGGGCAAAGTACTCGTCCTCGTAATCCAGGGGAAAATCGCAGAAGCCGCTGGCCTGGGGCTCGGTTGGCTGGCGCGGAATGGTATTGAGCTTCCGGTATAGCTGCTGCTTATAGAACTGGGTATTCACTTCGTACAGGATTTGATCCGCGTCCCCGATCTGCACGATCCGCCAGCGCTTGTAGATGCTCCCGGGCACGTCTCCCACCTCGCGTTTTTTGGGATCGGCGATGATCACCTTCGCGCCCTTGCAGGGGAACGTGCTGCGCCAGCGGCCGCAGAAGCCATAGACGATGTTGGTGACATTCCCGTCGGAGGAGTCCACCAGGATCATGGCGGGCGAGAACTGCGCGCCGTCGGCCCGTCGATAGATTAGGCCTCCCTCCAGCGCCCACTGATTGAGCTCCTCCCAAGCGCCGGCGTAGGGGTCGTCGATGGGCCCACGGAAGACCCGATAATCGGTGCTCCAAGTCTTATAACCGCGGCCGTGGCCGAGGACCTCCATCTCCAGGCGCGGGGGCGAGTTCGGGTCCTTCTCCGATCCGCGCTGCACGTCGATGCCGGCCGTAAGATAGATCACTCCGGATTGCACCTCGCCCCGCCTGTAAGTCCCGCGGAGCGCGATCAGCTTGCGCAGATCGGGTCGGGTGCCGGTTTCCTTGTAGGGCAGACCGAGGGAAAGATTCACGAATGCCTGCATGCCGCGCTTAGGATCGGTCGGATTATCCTGCGCATCGATATAACTCCGATACATGTCGCACCATGAATACATGCCTACGGGCGAGTATTGCGATGGGAGCCAATATGATCGTATGTCCGACGAGCTGGATCGGGCGGTCGGCACCCAGCGGCCGGCCGCCAGCATCTGCGTCTTGTGGTGATTATGCAACTCCGCCCGACACTCCCGATTTTCGCATTCATATACCGCGTCCTCAAGGAGGCCGTCCCTCATCACGGGCCGGAAACGCTCCCATTCAAGTATCTGCTCCCTGCCGCAGAAAGGACAAGGCACGAAGTACTTCCGCCTGTCTCCCGCCTCATAGGCCTCGCTGATCAGCGAGGCATCGATAAGTTTCGGCGTAGATACGTCGAGGATCTTCGCTCGACTGCCCCAAGCGCGCGTGCGGGCCGCCGAGACTTTCATCCAATCGCCCTCTCCGGTCTTCAGTTCTATGGGCGCCCCGTCGATTTCATCCCGAATCAGCAGGCGCACGCTATCCGCGCGGAGACTCGCCGCGGCCTGCGCGCTGGCCAGGCGTAGCCATCCACCGTAGAACTCCTTGGCATATGCGTTATCTCCGGTACGCCTACCTTTTCCCGCGAACTTTTCACGCAGGCCGCAGGAGTCCAGCGCGGGCTCCAGGCGTTTGGTGGCCCAGGCCTGCACCGCATCATCGGTGGCGCTTATGAATAGGATCGCCGTCGGCTCGTAATCCATCCAATATAGCAGCACGTTCTCTAGGGCCGCGGTTTTCCCGACCTGGGCGCCGGCCATGATGACGGTATGACGGATGGGCGATTGCGGACACATATTATTCATGGGCTCGACGAGATAGGGTGTCAGGCTGTTGCGCCATTGGCCCGGGTAAGGGGTGCCTGGGGGCATTATCCGTTTCTTTTCGGCATACTCGCTCACCGTGAGGTTGGGATGCTCCTGCCAGAGCATACGCAGGATCTCCAGTTGGTTCTGGATCCCGATCTGCCACTCCTCGGGCGTGAAGGCGACGCGGGATTGCTCGTCCATCTTAACTCGTGCTCACGTGAATGCCAGACCAGTCTACGTGCCGGCTGAGGAGGGGCTCAAGGCCCAGCTGCCTGAGACGGGCGCGGAACAAGTCAAACGATTCCGGCCGATTGACATCCGTGGGCTGTACGCCCAGACGCTCGGCCTCCTCGCTCGTCGCGCGGTGCAGGCACGTCCGCCAGGCCGATCGAGCCATCGAGCGCGTAGGGAAAATGCGGATGCGCTTGCACCGCGCATTAAGCCGATAGAACATTCCCTGGGTATCGCAGTATACCGGACTTATGGCCTGATCGGCCAGCGGAGTATGAGGACAGGCGTCGAAATAGGTCATCTTCAGATAGATTTGCGGCGCCAGCTCGACATCCCATGGCAGCAAGTCATATAGATGCGCAAGGCGCTCCTCGCCCCAGTCGGGGAAAACGATATAGAACAATTCACACCTCTGCCGCAACCTCTTCGTCACCCGCAGCAGCTCGCGCAGATGATCATCGGGGATCGGCTTCCCCAGCCGGCGGCGCTCCTCCTCCGTCCAACCCTCGATCCCGAAATGCAGCATCCTTGAGCGATAGCGCTCGGGATCGCGCAGATAGTCCTCTACGGTCACCGATTGGGCGGCCACCGCGGGAGAGCTGATCAGATTGCGGCTATCGTTGCCGATCAGAGTCAGTTTGCCGCGAGGCTGCCTCTCGACCTGGCGCACGGCGGCCCTGATGGCGCGATCGCTATTGCGGCTATAGGGTTGCGTCCAGCTCGTGGCGCAAAAGCGGCACTTGCGATGGCATCCCCGGGAGCCCATGTAGTAATAGCGATTGCCGCCCGCCATGCGCACGAGCGGATAGCGGTCATAGCGGATGCGGTAGTCCGGTTCCCCCGTGGGCCGGAGGCGGCTCACTACATTATCGAGGGCGAGCGCGTCGCGCGGATCGCGGCCGTACGCCTCGACGAAACCCTCCGCCGCTCCCATGACTATATAATCCGCCCATGCCAGATAAGGGTAGGGGAAATAGGCTTCAAATCCTCCCATGATCACCGGCCGACCGGCGGCCATTTGCCTGGCGCGCCTGAGCACCGGTAGCTCATCGGGATCACAGATGGAGCACCATATCGCCTCTGCCCGCTCCTGATCGGCCACCTCCTCGATCCCGGCCAGCCGCATGAAGTGGCGGATCGCGGAGGCCGTATACATGGATGCGCCTTCGCGGCTGGTCAGGTAATAAACCGCAGGCATTCGCGGAAGAACCCTTCAATGCGCCGCCCTTCATAGCGCTCGCCGATGAGCTTGATTATCTGGCTGCCGATTGCCATGTCCACCAGTTCGCTAAAAGTACCGATGGTGACGACCATTGCGCCGTGACCCGGCTTCGTGCGGCCGGTCCTTGTATCCTCCTCTTGGCTGTTATCGATGAGGCTTAAGGACAGAGGGACCAGCGCGTCCATATCCACGTCCGGCAAAGATAGGTCATCGGGATTAAGGTCGAGGTCATCGATGAACTCCAGCAGGGCCTCCGAGTTGATGGCGCCATATCGCGAGTTCATCCGCAGCAATTTGTTTTTGGCTTCCTTCAGGTCGCGCGCTTCAATCCGACAACAGGGCAGGCTCGGCAGCGAGCCGCCGAGCCTGCGATAAATGGATAATGCCATGATGCGCCCGTGGCCATCCATGCAGTAACGATGCCCGTCAAGGGAACAATAGAAAAAGGGGAAGCTAAAGCCATACTGACGAATGCTGCGCAGGATCTTGATGATGTCCTCCTCAGTGCGCTGTTTGAGATTGCCCTGAAGATCCTCTAGCGCCTCAAGCGGGAGCTCCTCGGCTCCCGAGCAAGTGATGTGGATATCGAATGGCCAAGCGCCTTCCGCCTGCAGGGATGATCGGATAAGACTGAGATTCAAGGCGCGCCTTCCTCCTGGCGCATACTCTCCACGGACTGCTGGACCATGGCGAGCACGGAGCGCATGGAGGCGTCGATCTCTTGTTGGAGCCGGAGCCGGAAAGCCGGCAGAGCCTCTCCCGACTGTACGGCGGCGTATAGGTTTTCGCCGACCCGCTCGCTAAACATGCGAAATTGGACCTCCAGCACTCCGCCAAGCTGCAGGAACGCCTGCTGTGCGATCTTATACGGAATCATCTTTCTTATGGCGATCCGCACCCGCAGCTGTTCATGAATAGCCTTGGCCTTATTAAGCGCATTGCGGACCCGGTGGCCCTCCTCGATCACGTCGGCTGAGGTATATCGCCGATTTATGCTATTTCCGCCGGGAGCAGGACCTGCTTGCCTTCTGAGCTTGCGGCCGCGCGAGGATTTGGAGGCCAAGGCGACCTTTAGGGCTTCTTCATCGAATTGCCCATGAATATCCGCCGCGAGGTAGCCTCTCTTGATCCAGCGGCCTATCGTCATGCGGGATACCGGATAGATTTGCTCTGCTTGGGCGGCGTTGAGCTTGGCCACGGAATACAATGTAGCACGGCGTGCACGAATTGTCAAAATGTTACAAGCACAATTCGGCGCTATTTCCGCATGGCCGGGCGTCGCGACAAGACGCGCTTTGGCCGGCGGCGGATCGTCACAGTACCTTCGATTGGCTGATTGCCTGCTGCGTGACCCTGCCGATCGCCCGCTGCCACATGCTGGCTATCGGCGCGTGGCCGAGCAGCCACTTAAGGGAGGCTTGCATCCACTGCCAGCGCTGCCCGCGAGGCCGGCGGCCGAAGTGCTGCACGATGGCAAGCTGCGGGGCGCTCCTCCCCGTACTGGGCAGTAGATAGCCGCGTCGGCGCTTGATCCGATATAGGCCAGGGGCCATGCCGGCGCTGTCTCCCTTAGATAGCAGCAGCCGCTTGCCGTAGGCCGTAGTATCAGCCACCGCTCGGATCATGGCCTGCGCCCTGCGCGCGGATGAAGGCTGGGGTATATCGTCCCAATCTTGGGGCTTGGGAATATCATCCGCAGGGTTGAGCTTGCCTTGCCGGCGGGCTTGGGCGCGCTTATCCCCGCCGCGGGCAAGTAAGCCTAGCGTCCTGTTGCGCTGGGGATCTCGGCCTGTCTGCAGGCTATAGAAGCCGTCGAAGGTAATATTGCCGCCCTTGCCCCTGACGATGGTACTGCCTATGGTGACCGCCTGGCGCTCGATCGGGCCCGCCGCGGTCTTTTGGACGCGCATACGGCTTAGGATGAATCGCGGATTGCGCATAATCAGGCGGCTGGCCAGGGTTGTGACGGCCAGCGGCCGCCAAGCGAAGCCCAAATCGTTCAGGAGCTGCGCGGTAGCCTTGCGGGCGAGGACCGGGTAGCGGCGAAAGAACAGGTAGAGCTTGCCGAGCTCCCGGAAGTCCATATTTAGTAAATGGCCGCCCAGATGCCGGAAAACTGAGGCCATGGATTGAGAATACGACGTGCGCACCATAGCGTCAAGGTTGCGGCTTCTTTTTGGGCCGGCCACCTTTGCGCCCATTAATGCGGCTCTGCTCGCTACGGCGAGCGCTTGGAATAGCCCTGAGGATGCGCATGGCCTCGCGTATCTGCTCCTGGCTAGGATTGGGCATATTGCGATTCATATGGCGACGACGCCGGGGTCCGGCTCTGAGGTGCCCCGGCGCATTGATTTACTCGGATACTTCCTCGGCAAACCTCGCTAGCTCCTCGGGTAGCTCATGCTCGTTGACCACCAGCCAGGCCGCCGCCCGCTCAGGGCTGACCCACTCCACGTGATTTTGCTCGCCTTGCACGCGCGATCTGTACTCGATGTAATAGCGTCCCTTCCGCGAGCGATAGAGGGTTTGGTCGTGCCACTGGCTGCGGGAGCTGCGCCCAATGCGGTTGCTCCCGTCGAAATCCTGGTCTTCATCCCAATGCGCGCTGGCATTGGCGGTGTCCACCACCGTCCCATCATGCATCTGATACCGTGCCATACTCGTGTACCTCCTGCGGCTTTGCCGCATTTGATGTCCCGCCCTACGGCGGGATATAGGGCTGGGCGGGAGTTGCACCCGCCCCCATACTGGTCAGCCTTGTAGCGCCGCGATGAGGCCAGTCTTCTCGACGGGGACGAACTGGCCGCCGACATACTTGACATACTCGTAGCCGCCGTTGTTTCCCCGGTAGTCCTTCTGCCCGATGGCATACACGGCGCCCTCGACCGGCTCGGTCAGGTATAGCTGGCCCGCCTCGCCCTTGCCGTAAGCGCCGGTGTATCCGCCCACCCGCACGGTGAAATCCAGCTTGCCCGTCGCCTTGTCCACGATGGCAACCCACGGGTTGCCGTAGCGCCGCTGATTGAACTCACCGTATTCCCTGATCACTGTCATCTCTCTACCTCCTACGCTTCTGGCGTATTTGATATTCATACCCATAATATATCCCCACAGTGGGGATTTGTCAAGCGGGAATCGTCTTTTTTTGTTTTTTTTGAGCGATTTTTTAAACAGATGTATAGTAATCAGATGTATACTAATATGTGGGGATTTGTCAAATAGGAATCCAAGGCGCCGTACCCAAGAGGCAAGGGAGAGGTCTGCAAAACCTTTATGCGCCGGTTCGAATCCGGCCGGCGTCTTGAACCCGTTCAGATCGTTCCCCAGCTTGATATAATGTATCCTTTATGGTAAGCTAATATTATGAATCAAATATTACGGCCAAATGGGAAATGCACAATGTCCTATCAACTCGAAGTAGAAGTAGTAGAGCAGATTCGGCGTTTAGCTTTTCAGCTAAGCGCGACCGAGAATCGCCGAGTGGGTCAAGGAGATGTCATAAAGAAAGCAATCGCGCTCTTGCTTGCCAATAACCAATAAGTAATAGAAAAAGTAAGCAAAAAAGTAAGCAGCTAATTCTATATGCCATAATACTATATTACTATTACTTACTATACTTCTACTTCTTCTTCTTCTTCTTCTTCTTCTTCTAGAAATTGTAATTTTGGTAAGTTCTTTCATCCTTAATGAAGTCAATGATGTTCTATAGGATTGTGTGTAGGAATCGGTAATTTAGGTAAGATAGTAAGTAGCGCTCCAAATGTCGATGGTATAAGGAATTGCTTGCTTACTTTTTTCCGCGCGCTCAGTCAGATAGGTAAGATAGAACCTTTGGCTTCCTTGGTCTGACCGAATAATTCCTCGATCCTGGCCGCCACGTCCTCCAGCCGCAGGAGCTGTAGATGGGTATACTGCGCCTGCACCCGGCTCAAGATGCGCGACTCCTGCGAGCTCCAGCCCAAATAAGTCTGCACGAGAAGGGGAGAAAGCCCGGAGGCGAGCAGAGCCGTGTTGAGCGAATGCCGGCAGGAGTGGGGCGTGAGCCAGCGTCCGGCGCGCCTAAAGCCCTCCGCCGCCTGCAGGGTGCGCTCGAAGGCATTCTTCAGGCCTTCGATTCCAAGCGGCCGGCCGGCGGCGTCAGCAAGGACGAAATCCTGCGGCTGGCTATCCTTCGATGCCTCGCGCAAGGTTCTGAGGCGATCTAGGGCGAATGCCGGGATCACGATCTCTCGGGGCTTATTCCATTTGACCGGGCCTAAGGTAGTGGAATCCTGGAAGGCCTGATGGATGCGCGCGCGGCCTGTCTTCAGATCGATAGCCTCCCAGCGCAAGGCGCGCAGCTCCCCGACGCGGCATCCTGTCGAGAATAACAGGGTTAGCGCGGCATCGAGCCGCGGATCTTGGCCCATAGGTCCGGGGCGCGCCGCAAGCAGCTCCCGCACTTCCTCCGGCGTGAATACCCCGCGTTCGCGCTGCGCGTACTTGATGTTGCCGACCTTGGCCCCAGGATCGCTTGAGATGTCCCCTCGGAAAGCGGCCTCCGAGAGCACGGTTTTTACCGCCGCGATCGTCTTGTTTAGGGTGTTGGGCCCGGCGACCAGGAGCCGCAGGCGGGCGCGCAGGTCCAGGAGATTGCCGCGCGTAATCTGCGAGAGGAGCAGAGAGCTGAAGGCGTCGGGGATCACCCATTTGTCCAGAAGCGCCCGGCTCCTGCGAACGTAAGTGCGGCCTATCTGTTTGCCTTCCTCCAAGCGCCGGCGCACGCGGGGGCAGGAATCCCAAAGGAAATAGGGGCGGGCATACTCAGCGAAGGTGACGCCGGCTGAGCGCTGGCCTAGCGCGTCGATGAATCGACGAACCTCATCATGGGCATCGGAGGCGCGCTCGCAGCCCGTAGATTTCATGCGGCGCTTGCCATGGCGATCTCGATACCAGAAGTAATAATACGGCTGGCCTTTCGGCTTGTACGGCTTAGGGTATCGCATCGGCTTCCTCCAGTTCAGATTTTAGACCTTTCGATAGGGATTTGCAAGAACAAAAGGCCCCCTCGTTGGGAGCCTCTTTCTAAGTAATTATGGTGTAAGTCTTTATTCTCCCCCGGAAGGACTCGAACCTCCGACCTAGTGATTAACAG